AATCAAAGTTCTTTTCCGAAAAGGAAATGACTACAACATCGGTGCCGATGATTAACGTCGCACTCTCTGGTTCCACTAAAGGTGGTATCTCTTCAGGCCTAACAGTGTTAGCTGGTCCAAGTAAGCACTTCAAAACATCGTTTGCCCTTTTGATGGCAGGTGCTTATATGAAGAAGCATAAGGATGCTGTCCTCATGTTCTATGATTCGGAGTTTGGTTCACCTCAATCTTACTTTGAGAGTTTCGGTATTGACACATCTCGTGTACTACATACACCTGTTACCAATATTGAAGAACTCAAGTTTGATCTTGTTCATCAGCTTACTGAAATTGATCGTAAGGATAGAGTGATGGTGGTGATTGATTCTATTGGTAATATTGCATCGAAGAAAGAAATTGATGATGCTGAGAATATGAAATCAGTTGCTGATATGACTCGAGCAAAAGCTCTTAAAGGTCTATTCCGCATGATTACACCATTCTTGACTCTTAAAGATATTCCTCTATTGGCAGTCAATCACACGTATCAAACACAAGAGATGTTCTCAAAGGCAGTTGTGTCTGGTGGAACTGGTGTAATGTACAGTGCAAACGATGTGTGGATCATCGGTCGCCGCCAAGATAAGACAGGTACCGAAGTGCAGGGCTATCACTTCATTATTAATATTGAGAAGTCTCGCTTTGTGAAGGAGAAGTCTAAGATTCCAATTAGTGTAAGTTGGGACGGAGGTATCGAGAAGTGGTCGGGCCTATTGGATCTTGCTCTTGAAACAGGTTATGTCGTTAAACCTAAGAATGGTTGGTATATGGCAATGAATCCTGCGACAAAGGAAGAATTGAGTGGAAACCTTCGTGCTGCACAAACAATGACTGAAGAGTTTTGGACAAATATCTTTGATAAGACAGACTTTGAAAAGGCTATTGAGAAACGATATAAGGTCGCTCATGTTTCTATGCTTGAAGAACTTCGCACTAAAGATGAAACACTTACAAAGGAGGTTGTTGAAGATGAAGATTCCTAAGTACACAATGGTTGAAAAAGAAGACGTAGATTACTTCGGCTTCAAGATTAAAGAGGGAGAATATAAGGATGTTGTATATTTCTATGGTGAAGTAAAGATCGAGGAAAATGAAGAAGAGGACAACGCAGTCCTCAACTTCAATTATAAGATTGACAATGGGAATGAACAGTATAGTATAGAACAATTAGAAGACTCTGTTAAGTTCAATGACTTAATGGGTGATATCCTAGCAACCATATTAGATACCAAAAATACAGAGGATGACAAAGGACTTACAGACGATAATTCTTAATAACTTAATATACAATGAAAACTTCACAAGAAAATCATTACCCCACTTAAAGGTTGAATACTTTGAGAAGTTTAATGCACCTGTATATAAGTTAATATTATCTTTTATAAGTACATACAATAAACTGCCTAATTCTGCGGCTCTAGAGATAGAGTTTCAGAATTCGGATCATGTTTCTCGAAATGATGCGAATGAGGTCCTATCCCTCATTCGAGCGCTGGACAAAGAAGAGAAGGTTGATGACACGTGGCTGACTGACTCAACCGAGAAGTGGTGTAAAGATCGCGCCGTTTATCTTGCTATCATGGAATCCATTGAGATCATTGATGGTAAGAATAGTGATAAATCTGAAGGTGCCATCCCCGAAATCCTATCTGATGCACTTGGTGTTTCGTTTGATTCAAACGTTGGACACGATTATATCGAAAACTCTGATGAGCGATTTGCTTTCTACCATAAGAAAGAAAACAAGATGCCATTTGATATTGAGATGCTCAACACCATTACAAAGGGAGGTGTTGGTCGAAAGACACTGAACATCATTCTTGCTGGTACAGGTGTTGGTAAGAGTTTGGCGATGTGCCACTTCGCCGCCGCTGCTCTTACCGAGGGCCAGAGTGTCCTCTACATCACATTGGAAATGGCGGAAGAGAAGATCGCTGAACGTATCGATGCAAACTTATTTGATATTGATATTGGAGATATTGAGAATATGCCCAAGGAGTTGTTTGATACCAAGGTGAAAAAGATTCAATCTAAGACTCAAGGAAAGTTAATCGTTAAGGAATATCCGACTGCTGTGGCGCATGCTGGACACTTCCGTGCTCTTCTAGAAGAGTTAAAGATGAAGAAAGATTTCAAACCTGATGTCATCTTCATTGATTATCTTAACATCGCAGCATCTTCACGAATGAAAGGTCTCGGAGGTTCAATCAACTCATACTCATATGTCAAGGCTATTGCCGAAGAACTTCGAGGCATCGCTGTTGAATTCAACGTGCCAATCTGGTCTGCAACTCAGGTTACACGAACAGGATTCGGTAATTCTGATGTTGAGATTACAGATACTTCAGAATCATTCGGCTTGCCAGCAACTTGTGATTTAATGATCGCACTAATCTCAACAGAACAGCTTGAAGGTATGAATCAACTCATGGTGAAACAACTTAAGAATCGATATAATGACCCAACACAAAATAAAAGATTCGTTGTTGGAATTGATCGAGCCAAGATGAGATTGTATGATGTTGAAACTTCGGCTCAGAATCTATCAGGTGATGGATCATCTAATTCCACATCCACACAGTCTGATACAGACTTCTCAACATTCAAGATTTAATATGATTACAATATCGATAAGCGGTTCGACTAAGTCTGTGAGAGAGGAGATTGAGAGTGCCTTCTTCTTCTATGTTAATAGACTTATGCCAAGACTGAAAACACTTGAAGTGGATGTAAAGTTCATAAGAAACTTGGCTGGAAAGGAATGTCTTTACGGCGACTGTACATGGAATGATAAAAACCATCAGCCAAGGGATTTTACGATCAGACTTGATTCTGCGATAGATCTAGATTCGATTCACGATACCTTTGCTCATGAAATGATTCATGTGAAACAGTATGTGAGGGGTGAGCTAGTTGATTTGATTCGAACTCCAACTACCTGTAAATGGATGGGAGAAACAGTTGATTGGACTAAATTAGAGGATAATGAGCCTTGGGAAATAGAGACATATGAGAGATCAAATATCTTATATGAAGAGTGGAAATGTTATAAATAGTATAAACAAAACACTAACAATAATTTATGGGATATATGCAATCATTTAAAGAGTTTATAGTCGAGGCTGTAGGATTAACACCTTCGGAGTTGAAAAAAGCGGCCACAGCTGGGCCATATAAGAATCAAGAGCGGACTGATATCCTTGCGGATCTTATCAAAAAACAAACACCATTGGAACTCATTAAGGGTAAGGATATCATCATTGCCAATGTTCCAGAGACATTGGAGAAGATCGCACAGTTTAAAAAGGATGGCAAAACCTTTGAAATGACGGGTGTTAATGGTCGCACCATTAAATCTTCCATGCTGAATAAATCAAAATATTTTGGTGGCGGCGCAGGGGCAGGTGGTGGAACAAAGCAGACAGCAATTGGTGAATCTGCACAATGTGTATGGATGGCTGCCATGTTGGAAATTGGATCTGCAATGCCAATTGATAGTTTCACTGATAAAGTTCTTACTAAAGCATTTAAGTCTGTAAGTGTCGGAAAAACAAGTCTCAAAGAAATCCTTGCTATTGATGATAGTTGGAAAATGTCATCTTATCTAACTGCGCAGTATGCTATGGACAAGGGAATCATTGAAAGAGGTATGATTTTTCATAGAGATGATAAACTCATGAAGGCGATTTATTCCGCTAAAGACACTGCGTTTAAGAATAACGGGTTTAAACCACTTAAGGACGATAAGTGGAATCCTGGCGATATTTGGGCTGAAGAAAAGGGTTTCAATATCAAGGAACTTGATACATCTAGCTTAGAGGGCCTCAATAATGATATTTTAGATCTATATCTTCAACAAAGACTAGTTGGTATTTCATTGAAAAAGGTATCCAGGGCTGTTACCAGTGTTGAGAAGAATGTTGAGAGACCACCACTAACAAGTGATCATAAATTTTCTGCGGGGCGTATCAAGTCTGTATCAAAAGGTGAATGGTATACAACCAAATCTAACTTTATAGACTTTCAAGGTGGCTGGATGTCATTGAGTGCAAACAAGGCCTTTGGCTCACACAAAGTGGAGATTAAAGGTAAAGGTGCCCGCGGCGGTGGTGCATCTTGGGGAGTAATTCAAGATGCGGCTCAACGAGTCTATGGAGGTAAGAAACTACCTAAGAATTCTGATATGGCCAAGGAGGCCAAGTTGATCGTGGCTGGTGATAAAAAGGCTGTCAATAAGTTCACATCGATGCTCCAGAAGTTTGATAAGACAATTTCATCTGAACAGGTCGTTGAAGAACTTGGAAAAATGAAAAGTAAGGCAGCTGCAGTGTGGCTTCATGGAAAACTTGGTGGATTACACATTCTCAATTTGATCCACCAAGGTGGCACAAAGGCGGATCAGTTTGTTACACAGATTGTTAATTACGCAGGTAGTTCAACATCAGATTCTAGTGCATACATAAAGTTAACCGAAAAATAATGAGTCAATTGGAAACAGCCCTACGATTCCACAGAGAGAATCAAATCCCATTAGCACATAACATTTTCCGACCACACTCGGAGAATTACTATAAGTTATTTGAATATGCTAGACATATGAAAGAATCTGCATTAAATCCATTGAATGAGTTTGATGAATATCTTTTATCAACAGATATCGGCAAACTTGCAATGTATGAAGGTGTGGAAGTGCCTTTAGATCATCCATTGATTGAAGCAGAATATAAAGGTGATGAAGTCGAATTGAATAAACCAAAACGTGGCGGTAAAAAGAAGTTCTACGTTTATGTTAAGAATGATAAAGGTAATGTAATCAAGGTTCAATTCGGGGATACATCAGGTCTTAAAGCTAAGATTGATGATCCCGAAGCAAGAAAATCTTTCGCCGCTCGACACAACTGTGCAGCAAAGAAAGATAAAACAAAAGCTGGCTACTGGTCATGCAATCTCCCACGATATGCCGCAGAACTTGGTTTAAAAGGCGGCGGCAACTTTTTTTGGTAATATGAGTAAACCATACACAGATAAAACAGAAGGCAAACTAAAGATTCGTACATTTGAATCTAACATTGAATCGGATGAATTGGTTTGGCACCGTGATCGAGCAGATCGTGTTATTACAGTGCTAGAAGGTGATGGATGGATGTTTCAAATGGATAATGAAGTTCCTCAACTATTAGAGGCTGGAGATATTCTTAATGTATCCAAAATGGCTTATCATAGAATCTATAAGGCAGGAACAACGCCACTCAAAATCAAAATAGATGAATCAATGAAAACATTTAAAACATTTTGTGAAGAGACTGAATTAGAAGAAGGGTATGCTATCGATACTACACGTTGGCAATTCTCACATAAAGGACAGAGTCCCAAAGGAGAAGGAAACTGGGCATTTGATTACAGCGCATCAATCATTGGCGGAGGCGCAGCTTCGTTGGATCAAGATACGTTTTTCGCAAAATCACAATCAACATATAAGGATGCACTAAAACAGTTGACCAAATTCTTGAAAAGAAATTTAAGAGTTAAACCCAAAGATATTAAGATCAAACTTGCTCCATAATGAAAACATTTAAAACATATCTATCCGAAGCTTCCAAAGCCGGTAAGAATACTCACATGCAACATCTTGAGGATGCAGTCATCTATGGCGGTGTCAAAGGAACTAGAGAAGCGATCTTTGCTCTCCGCTCTTTAAGAGATATGCTAGCAGGAAATAGTAATTCTTCAACTGATGTAACAGTCAAATGGGATGGAGCACCTGCAGTTTTTGCTGGCATCGATCCAGAAGATGGTCAATTCTTTGTTGCTAAGAAAGGAATCTTTAATGCAAATCCTAAGGTATATAAGTCAGAAGCTGAAGTACGGAATGACACATCTGGCGATCTTGCAGAAAAGTTAGTGATTGCATTCAATGAGTTGAAGGATCTTGGTATTAAAAATGTAATTCAAGGTGATATCATGTTTACTAAAGGTGACTTAGGTAATGAATCGATCGATGGTGAGAAGTATATTACCTTTCAACCTAACACTATTGTTTATGCGGTACCTGCAAAATCAGCACTCGCCAAAACAATACAAAAGGCAAATCTCGGAGTTGTATGGCATACTACATATACAGGAAAAGACTTTGAATCAATGAAAGCATCCTTTAAGGTTGATTTAAAAGGCCTCAAAAAGAAAGCTTCTGTCTGGTATCAAGATGCTAACTTCAGAGATATTTCAGGTAAAGCGACTCTATCTGCGAGCGGAACAAAACAAGTATCTGAGGCACTTGCCAAAGCTGGAAAGATATTTCAACAGATCGCGGGCTCAACTCTTAAAGAACTTGAATCCAATCAAGCTCTTGCAATTAAACTTGAGACATTCAATAATACTCTTGTTCGTAAAGGACAACGCATTGGAAATACGACTAAGCATGTTCAAGATCTTATCACATGGTTTGATGAGAAGTTTAAGAAGGAATATGAAAAACGTTCAAGCGATAAGGGCAAAGCAAACGTTACAGCAAAGCACGAAGAGGAAATGAAGTTCTTCTCAAAAGAGAATAAGAAAAACCTTGATCTAATGTACCAACTTCAGAACGCGATTGTTGATGCTAAGCTGCTTATCATAAGTAAACTAGATCAAGTGAAACAACTTGACACATTCATTCGCACTAAGAACGGATTTAAGGTTACTGGGTCTGAAGGCTTTGTTGCAATCGACACAGCCTCTAACGGCGCAGTAAAACTGGTCGACCGCCTAGAATTTTCAACTAACAACTTTTCTCCAGATACCATTAAGGGTTGGGAGCGATAGTAACAAAAATATATAAATAGAATTATGAACAAGTTGCCGATAAATTTCAAAGACTTCCTCACTGTAGATTACACACAGCAGGCGGGAACCGATATTGATCCTGACGGCTTACTTGCGTATCAAGCAAAAAAGCGAAAGAGTCGACTCGATGAACTATCTAAGATGAAAAAAGTCAAATCTAAATAATGAAATCATTTAAGCAGTTTACAGAAGCGAAGAAGAAGGAGATAGTTTTTACATTTGGTAGATTCAATCCTCCTACGGTCGGTCATGAAAAGCTCATCAAAGCTGTCACCAAGATTGCAAGCGGACGTGACTATAAGATCTTTGCATCACAATCAAACAAGCCTGATACTGATCCTCTCAAATACAAAGAGAAGGTATCTATCATGCGTAAGATGTTTCCTAAGTACGCTCGCAACATCATACTTGATGAAAAGATAAAAACAGTATTCAACATCGCGGTAAAACTATATGATCAAGGCTATACTGATGTTACAATGATTGTTGGATCAGATCGCATTAAAGAATTCAAAACATTATTGAATAAGTTTAATGGTGTTAAATCTAGACACGGCTTCTATGAATTCGACACTATCACGTTCCAATCGGCAGGTGAAAGAGATCCAGATGCTGATGGTGTTTCTGGAATGTCTGCCTCTAAAATGAGAGCAGCTGCAACCGCTGGCGATTTTAAAGCATTCTCAAGTGGAATACCTAGAGACTACGGTGATGATATGGAGCTCTTTAATCTCATTCGTAAAAGAATGGGACTAAAAGAAATGACGAACTTCCGGAAGCATATTCAACTTCCAACGGTTTCTGAGAAGCGTGAGCGGTATATTTCAGGCGCTATTTTTAACGAAGGTGATACTGTATACGCAAACGGCAATGTTGAAATTACTATCCAAGAACGTAAATCTAATTACGTAGTATGTAGTAAAGGCAATAAGTATTTTATTCAATCGCTTGAAGAAGCACTGGAAGATGGTACAGATAAAGCAGCTGAAACCTACAAAAAGGGTACACCTGGTCAACTAAGCGAAAAACAAATTAAAGGACTTGAAAAGAAGTCGGAAGAATCTGGTATTGCGTATAGTGTCCTAAAAAGCGTATTTGATCGCGGTATGGGAGCGTATAAGACAAGCCATCGCCCAGGAACAACACCTCAGCAGTGGGCATTTGCTCGTGTTAACTCGTTTATCTCAAAAAGCAAAGGTACTTGGGGCGGTGCTGATAAAGACTTAGCCGCTAAAGTCAAAAAAGAATCAGTCAACGAAGGCGAAGGTAAAAGCGAAACTTGGGAAGATGGGTTCAAACGTCGTGTAGTTAAAGTAACTAAACCTGAACACCTCGAAAGCGGCTACAAATGGCGCATCAAGGGTAAAGAACGCGATAACATTTCAATCAAATTGTATAAAGAAAAACCAAACTTCGAAGAATATAAAAAACAAATGAAAAGAGTCGCTGGACATGAATTTGGAGGGTGAGATTTTTATAAATATAATAACTTAATCTTAAATGGGAAACATGAAAATACTAAACACAAACACCGCTATCTATACAATTGAGCTCCATGAGGCAAAGGTTGTACCTTTCAAAAAGCTCGAACAAGCATGGACTCGAACTAACGGAGATAAAGCAAAACAAGCAAAGCTTATTAAGAAGCATGACTTAAAGACGCTTATCTCTACAGTAAGACCTGGATCGATTAAACTTGGAGTCATGAATAAGTTGAATCACGTTAATGGAAATGCTACTGCAGCTGGTCTCGATTTAGACGGAGAGTTGATCTTCATTACGAATAATCCTGTTAAGATCATCTATCCCAAAAAGAGCTCTCGCCGTCCTGAAGGAGAAGAGATTGAAGAAGCAGATGATGGTGCGATCGTTGAAGAGAAGGTTGAAGAGAAGAAGAGCCTCAACACACTCCGCCTAGAGAAAGTAGCATCACTTGCGCTTAAAGAAGATGATCAAGGTTTGATTGAAGCGTTTGTTAAGACTGAGACGTTTAGTATTGATTCGACTATAAGCGAAATCAAAGAAGCATATAAGATATTTGAAGCAAGTGCTGATTGGATCATTTATGACAAGAAAACAGGAAAGCAACTAAGCCCGTCAAAGTCTTGGAGAAAATGGCAAGGCGCTAAAATGGCTGCTGCTAAGATTGGCGGAAATGCTGAACCAGCTGACGCCGCATGGTATAACGACAATAAGGCTAAGTTGCTGGGTGAAGCTACTGATCTTGAAGAAGCAATCAAGGTTAAAACTCATAGAGGCATGTACTCTATTAAAAAGGGTGAAGAATCTTTGAAGTCTTGGGTTGAAAAGATCGTGATCATGAGCGATGCTGTAAAGCAGAAACAGCGCAAA